ATATCGTGCTAGATCTTTCTTTAATTTAATAATCTCGCTATTATCAATAGCTATATCTGTAAATTTTGCTGTTCTAGCCATATTAATTATCGTACTTTTTGTTTATAACTCTTAACAATGCGTCAAACATATCCATATCAAGTTCTAAAACCTCATTTGGACTTATACCTACCTCTAAACTAATTAAAGCTATAAGGTCAATAAATCCAGTTATACTTTTGGGTTATCACTTGCCCCGGATATATCTAAATCATCTACTTGATCTATCCAAGTATCGTAATCATCTGTAACGCCGTTACGTTTAGCACCAAGCCACGCCAAATATAATAACCACTCGTATCGTTGTTCTTCTTGTAACTTAGATACGGGTACGTCAAACTTTCTTTCAAACTTGACTATATCGCCGGGTTTTATTTTGACTTCTAACTTTGTACCGTCGTTCATAACGACGATCATATTACCCATTAGGAAGTTGCTCTTGTAATTGTTCCAGAAGTTGGGAACGTAACGGACATAGTTGCAAGTTCGCCTACTGCGTTAGCAATCGGTATGTGTTGGTTTACAAGCACGTTACCAGAATAACTAGGGTTTGTTGCACTAACTGATCCACTTGTAGGTTTAACAACAAATGCTGTTGTTGTACCTAGTAATGGGAACAATGTTGCGTCCACTTCGGAAGCTGCGAAATCTTGCTGAAAATCTATTGATAAAGTTCCAGATTTTAAACCACCTGTTCTGGATTGGAACGTGTCCCCCATTGCAGTAGTCATAATTTCATCAGCTGTAATATCTAATGTAACACTTGCTACGTGATCTGATAAATCAACGCTGTTTAATGTAACACTAGCGTCTGTTAAAACAAATTTTGCCAATGTGTACTCCTTTCAAAGTTAATTGTATATATTATAAATGAATTGTAGTCTTGTTTGTTATTCTATTCCTGCTTCTTCTTTAAATAGTTTTTGCCGACTTTCATACCAATCTTCGCCATATTGCTTTCTACAATGATCTACTGTACTTTGTGGTAATCCAAACAATCTATTCCATTTGTTATGTTTTAAATCTTCAGCAAACCACATTTGACACATCAATATGTTTTTACAATGTATGTGCGTAGACGACCCCCACGCTTTTTTGTAAATTTTGTCTTTTATTTCTAAATCAATACCTAACCGACTTACCCAAGTAATTTTTACATACCATTGTTCATTATCTAAAACAACAATATTTTTATCGCCAATGTTTATTTTTTGTTTTGGGTTTATTTTATTCATTTTTATTTCTGTTAAATAAGATGTAGTTTCGCCAACCACTTGCAACTTTCTTTGGTTGCTTGATTTCAAACTTCCAATCTTTTGGAAGCATTGGTTTATCCCATAACCAACCAGTATAGCTGTCTGTATTTTCATCAATTACTTCGTAAGTTACATCATCTATGATTTCGCCAACTGTCCAATGCTTTAGAAACTTCTTTGCTTCTTTTGGACTATCAGCTTCTAATTCTATTGTATATTCAGCAACAACTTTAACTTCATATACATTTGTCTTTGGATTACGAAACCCTAGTGCTTTATCTATTTCACTAAAAACATTTTTTGCTTTCGTCATTTTTACACTCCTATTATTTTGTACGTTTTTTAATTATTCTTCTTCTTGTTTTGCAAATGCTTCATCTACACTAGCTTGGACTTTTGTAAATACTTTACTTGCTGATGTTGAAACATAAGTTCCGTCATCTTCTAAATAACCAGACATTTAACACTCCTTTTAATTTGTACGTTTTTTTAATTATACCACAAAACGTGGTCTATCTCAAATTGGCTATTCTATGCCGATAGTTGCGTGAATACCAAAACTAGGATTAGTTCCAGATATTGTGTAATTTAGTCGCCAATAGTCATCACTAACTGCACCTGCAACACTTTGGAAATCTGATCCTATTGCTGTTATGTCGCTAAAGGTTATACGATCTGTTGGACTTGTAAAACTACCATTGTCATCTGATTGCAGTTTAAAAGTAATTGTTGGTGTTGATGTACCACTTACGCTATAACAATGTATTGCTACGTATGCTTTTTCAGCTGATGTTAAAGCACCTAATTGATAAGCTGCACTATTGCCTGTTGCTGTTAAATCGCTATCTAATGCAACTGTTCCTCTAACAATAATATCTGACGATTGTGATTTAGATATTGAAAACGGTGCTAACTCGCCTACTGTACCAAACATTTGATAACTAAATAATGTTGATTTCATAAAGTACGCTGTATTGCCTACACCTGCGTCTGGTATGGTTGTAACGACTAATTCGTTGCCTATGCTTGTACCTAGTAATGCGTCTGGTAAGTTTGCCCCGGCTTCATAAAAACCGTCCATTGATAATGTACTATCTTTTAAACCACCTAAAAGTGATCTAAACCCACCACTATTAATTGTTGTAGCGTCCTGTTCCTCTGCTGTAATATCTAGGTTTACGCTAGTAATGTGGCTTGATAGATCATAACCACCACTAAACACTTTGCCGTCATTAAAAACATATTTAGCCATTATCTACTTCTTCCCACGCTTCATTAATATCTGGTGTACTTTTATCATCTTTTTTATACGTACCGTCTTTTTTCCTAGCACGTCTTTTTTTAATTGTAGTAGGTTGTATGTGTCCACCTTTAATTAATGACTTAGCAATATTTTCATCATCAATAGTTATAGTGTCGCCTTTTACTTTATCCATAACTTTTTTATTACCTATTATCTTATATTTTGCCATTAGCTACCTTTCGTGTACACTTGTATTTCTAAATTAGCACCTACGCCGTCAATACCGTTTAAACTCACATCAGCTGCGTAATTACTCATATTTACCACCCTTGCGTCGGTATCACTAAGACCAAGTGATTTATTATTATATATTATTTGTCTTATGCTTGATGATCCACTACCTGTAACAAATGCGTCTAGTTTATCTTGTGCAGTTCTACTATCAGCACGTTGTACTGCAACTAACATATCAAATGTATAAAGATCTGTACCACGTTGCATTGCTAAATCAAACTCTATTGCACTTGGTATAAAGATTGCTACCGGGAAGTTTATAGCGTTGTCTGGAACTGTGTCATAACAACGTATGCCACTTATGTTGCCAACAGTCGTTTTTAAACCGTCCCTAATCTCTGATAGTGTAGCCATTACGCCATACCATAAACTGTGCCTTTGCGAAATGGTGCAATCATACGTGTAATCTCTCTGTTTTGCTGTATATTTACTACCCCGAAATCGCCGACACCTGCAACGCCCAATGGTGCATTTCTCATTGCGAATAACTCACTAGCTAACATTAATGTAGCTTGTCGTATTTGCTCTGGCACACTTGCGTAACCCCAATTAGCTGTGATTTCTGCTCTAGGTCTATTGCTTGAAAAATCTAATGGCCATTCGTTACTACCGTCGGATATTAATTCAATAATGTAGTAAGGATTGCCTGTTATACCACCAACTATACCGTTTATAGGTAGCACTTGATAGTAATTACTTGCAACGGTAACTTCATACGTTCCGTCATCATCATCATCATATTTAACAACTAATCCAGTTGTTGTACTTATATCATCTACACGAAGTCTATATGGATCGTTAGTAAAAAACTTTCTTGCCGAAGCTGATCCGTCTGCGTAGAAGTAACGACCACAAAATGCGTCAATTTGCCTACTAGCTGCATTTACTGCGTCGTCTAGTAAGTCATTGTCTTGACTATCGCTTGTTGGTATTCCAACAAACGCTTTTAATTCATTTTGTGTACAGTAGCCGTTAGTAATGGACATAGGTTATTTACCTTTTTTTCGGCTTTTACCTTTGCCACCTTTCATTTTTTTACCGTAACTTTTACCTTTTGGCATTGTTACTTTTTTTTCTCTACTTTTTTTTCGGCTTTAGGTTTTGCAGTTTTTGTTTCAACTTTTCCACCTGCTGCTTTAATAGCTTTTTTAACTTGTTCAGCACGTTCGGCCTTTCCGTAGATTTCATAATGTTTTAATTCTTTTTTTAAAGCGTCTATTAAACTTTTTTTATCTTTTGCCATAATATTCTTTCTAACGGTTTAGTGTGTCGGTTGCCCGACACACATAAACCAATTTAATTAAAAGGTTGGTGTAACCAATCCTGTTCCAGATATTTCTGAAATACCACTTGGGTATCTTCCAGAAGCAAAAGCATTATATCCATAAACAACCATTTTGGTTGTAAGGTTTCCTGCGTTTGTTTCTTCAAATTTTAATTGGAAGATGTTATCTTCAAATAAAATCATATCATCTGTTTTCATAATAAGGATACTATCCTCATTTGATCCTGATCCCTCGTTAGTAGGAATGTTAGCGTCGGTTATAACTGGAAGTCCTAAAAGATTTCCAACTACGTTACCGTATGCTGCTGCTTCGCCAACACCTACTGCGTTGTCTGGGTTGTTACCAGCTGGGACTACTAACGGTCTGTTAGAACTGTCAAGTCCTGCTGTAATGAAACCCCAACGTCTTGGGTGCATAACGATAGCTGTTGCCGGGGCAAATCTGGTTGAGTTTACCTCTTGGATTGCGTCGGCTAATTTAGGATAAAGTTCAGCAACAGTTGGACTTGCGTCTGTATATGTTGTTGTATTTATTGATCCTACATTTTTTATTCCTAATGGTTGTCCAGAAGAACCAGATCCATTAATCATTAAAGCGTCTAGCTTTGAAAAGTAAGCTGAAACAAGGTCGCCAAAAATGATGTTTTCTAAGCTAAAGCCCGGTTGTCCACCACGCTCTAATGCTTGTCTTGAAACATCTTGTTGACCTGCAACAGTATCTACGTTTACAGTCAATAGTGTATCGTCAATGTTAGTTTCTGATACAGCTGCATTCTGTGTAGCTTGTTGTGCTGCTGTTGATCCAGTAGTAATTCTGGATACTTCAACTTTCATACCAAATGCTGGTAATGGTTTTTTAGGTACAGCGTTATATACTGCTGATCCTGCTCTTGCAATAGGTGCGTACTCATCAATTAAGTATTGTGGTACAACTAACCCTGTAAAAGCACCAGTTCCAACATCTCTAGCTTCGTGTTCTTGGTGTTTGTTAAGTCTTTCTTGTGCTGTGAAATCGCCACTTTGTGAACGATAAGCGTCGGACATAAAACTATGATCGCCACCTTTACGGTACATATCTGGTTCTACAACCTCTACGACTGCTTCCCTTTCGCCCAAGTCATCATCATCAACACCAAGTTCTTGTCTGCTTTCTTTAACTGCTTTAAGAGTTTCTGCTGCTT